CCTTCAGGACCAGTGTATCCTCCAACGTCCCCTCCTTGAGAAGGAAGGTAAGGATTTGCTTGGGGCAAATAGGGATTTACACTAGGAGCAGTACTAGTGGAAGGTAGATAAGGATTTCCTGAAATATTGGGTTGTGATTTTGTACTTTTCGTATCTACATCTAAATATGGATTAATCAATTTTTATCACCTGGGCAATGAAGTAACCATATTATTAAACATTTGATTAGCAATATTTTGAGCCTCTTCTTCAGACTTAAGGTGTATAGCCTCTTTTAACATGTCAATATAAATATCACGACTCATTGGTATTCCACCTGGACCTTTAAAAGTTCCAAGTTGAGCTGAAGGAGCATAAGTATAAACATCACCACTTCCTAAACCCTTTGCGTCAAAACCAACTTCAGCAGTTTGAAGTGATTTTCTCATAAAATCATTTAATACCTGAGCATCAGCCATTGGATCACCACTGTCTGTCATTGCACTTTCTAAAAGTTGAGATAAATTAGTATTTGCTGATTCCCACTTGTCTGCTGTTCTTTTTCCAGTATCAGTAACTTCTGCTGTCTCAGGAAAAGTTCCCCAAATTTGTTCCAGCATAAGGTCAGTTTTTTGACCCCCGACAGTTGTTAACTTTCCTTGTATGTCTACTGCGTCTTTAAGACTAGGAGCTTTTGCTGCTAGTTTAGCTTGTTCTTCTCTGCCTATCTTAGACATTCTACCCATAACATCTGTAGTAAACTTAAGAGCCCCTATACTTTCTTTTGTTAGTGGGTCTCCTTGCGACATGCCACCAGGAAGACCTCCATCAGGTCTAATTATTCCATCTTCCTGTCTATCTTCCTCTCCTAAAGTACCGTCCATTTGCCAACTTTGTATATATCCATCATAGACTTGATTTATTCTACCCATAGCCTGATTTACTTGATCAGGGGTTAAGTCAGGATTATTTACAACATTTGTTAATTCTGTTAGCAAAGGATCTAATCTGAGATATATCATATCAGCTTCCTTCGTAGCTAGTTCAAAACTATTACCAAGTGCTGCTGCTCTTTCTCTTATAGCTACATTAGCAACAAAACCTTCCCTATCGTTAGTTATATATTCATTCAATGCCCTAGCTTCATGCATTTCATTGTCCCTTGCCCACGCACGTAAATCAGCATCTTTATATAATTCAGATAACATAAGATTTGCTTGTTCATTACTGAGATCTAGGCTTTCTACTCGTCCAGGACGAAGAGCTTCTTCTGTCCTAGTAGCAGCATTTATATTTCTAGTAGCGGCCTCAGTGTGTCGTATACCTGCTATGTGTTGACCTATTGTTTCTAATGCCATTTTATATCTCCGTTATTTAAACCAAGTCAGCCAGCGTACCAGCTACCTTAGTTCCAAGTTCTCCCAGTGAGGCCAGACCAACATCTGGTTCTCGTACTTCCCGTGCTTGTAATTCTTGAATTCTTGCTTGCATTCCCTCAGCACCTGCGCCAATAGATTTCCAGTAATCTCTTTCTTCACCAATAAATTTACTTTCAAGATCCATTAAGCCTCTAACCACCGTCTCAGCACCAAAACCCGATTCAGCTGGATTGTGTCCTTGAGCAATCATTAGCCTTGTTAATCTGTCGCTTTCTCTCTGTAAGGCAGCTTCGTAAGTCTTAGGTAATTCTCCCCTAGCCAAAGCTTCTTGTTGCTTCTTAGCTTCTGCAGCATAAAAATCTGCAAATTCATCTTGATATTTAGATAAATTTTCTTGTGTAGCTTCTATTTGCTGTTGTCTTATATCACCTTCATATGCGGAGAATCCAGCACCAACAAGTTCTTCAATCTTTTCTCTATCAAAAGTAAATCCCTGTTTTAAAGCTCCTGGCTGAACAGATGTAGGACTTTTGTATTGTGGTACACCACCAGTGTGTCCCGTTATAACACCTTGTCCTACTGATTTTAATCCACCAGACAAAGAACCAGTAGTTGCCTTCAAACCTGACCCCGATGCTTGATATTGTCCTAAGAGAGGTAAATTTTTACCAGCAGCAGTTCCAAAACCTCGTTGTGCTGCTTGAAGCATTCCAGCACTTGGGGCTGCTAAACCGCTCAACATAGTTGTAGTTCCAGCACCAGTACCAGACATTCCCATTATTCCTGCTGCTCTTCCACCAAATTGTACCGCACTACCACTAGCACCTGCAGCACCACCAAATCCACCAAGTCCACCAGCAGCAAGTTTACCACCAGCAAAACCAGTCAATCCTCCAATAAGTGCTCCCTTAAGACCTCCGCCAGAAATTGCCCCACCTATCGCTCCGCCTATACCAGCACCAGCTGCTGCCGAAATACCCAAAGGCCCAGCAAGGGCAAACCCAGCAATTGGCAAAATTATTGGTGCTGCTTTTTTAAAGAACTTAGTAATTCCACTGAAGAATCCGTATTGTGGACCACACCCAAATTTGTGAAAATCTACCCAATATTTAATAATCATAGTTCATTTCTCTGTTGTTTTATTGTAATTTCCATTTTATATTGTATACCAATTAGTTGCGTCTGCCGCTATATATCTTCTTGTTGCGCCTTCTCCAAGTGGTGTACCATCTACTGCATTTGCTGAACCACCATTTATAGCATCATCAGTGTTAGGCCATATTTGTATGTCTTGACCAGCGTCAGCATTTATAATTAAAATTTCTAATCCAGCTGATGCTGTTGGTAATTTAACCCCATCATTATCAGTACCAACTGTTGTTACTCTATTTATATCTTTAGTTAAAGCTGTTGCTCCAGCTTGAGTTTGAGTAGCACCAGCAGTTATGGAATCAGTTACTGATTTAGTAAAATTTCCTCCAGCAGTAACCCCAGTATGTTGAGCAGCAGTTAAATGGTATCTCTCCCCACTACTTCCACCTTGATGTGTCTGTAAACTATTATGAGTACGAGTTGCTATGGACGTAATATTAGAATTCGTAAAATTTAATCCATTAAAATAACCTAACTGACCCTCTTGTGCTCCTCCTAATTGGTTACTTAATCTTTCAAAATATCTCTTCCATTGAGGAGATTCAATTGGTGTATGTAAAGGAGGAGGTCCTAAAGCCATTAATTATCTCCCTCAGCATATCTACCTTGCTCTACTCCCATCTCTAAACCTTCTAATCTAAGTGGTGTATTGGCTGTGTGTGCTAATCTAAATGCTCGTCTGTGAAATCTTCCCAAAGCAACTAGTCTTGGAAAAGTATTATTCATATCTACAGTTCTAGAGGCTGCATAATTATTATAATCATCATCTGACCAATCTATAGTTATTGGAGAAGATGCAGATTGTATATCTCCTATAACACCTAATCTATATAAAAATTTAGGTTTAGTTGATTGAAAATCTATTCTACTAGTCAGCATTTCTACTTTAATATCATTTGTTGAATCTTGGTGAATATCAATATCCATATTATATATTTTACCGTTATCTTCATCTAATAAAAATTTCTTATCAGCGTCTTCACAAAAATCCATACCTGTAAAATAAGTTTCGGTAGTTCCATCAAAAGATGTCCATTCATGCCAGGTACCATCTCTTATATCACATACTAAAGTTTTAGCTGTATTTTTAAGAGTTAATATATAAAATTGGTGTCCCGCGATTCTCATACCATACGCATAAGCATCTGCTATACCATTTCCACCACCGTTAGCTTCTTCATCAATCAAACGTTCTACGGGCTTGGTACTAATAGTTTTTAAATCATTTCCCTCAAGCATCATAACAGACTTACCACCACTACGTCCCTGAGCTAACCATATTACTGTATTCTCTCCTGAAAAAATAGTATCTCCATTAGCACAACCGTAGCGAATTGCTATACCTTCTACTGGGCTTAGAGTTGATCCCGATGCATTACCAGCATTAAAGAAAAATTCTGTAGACCATTCATTAAATGCTACAACAAAGTTTAGATGCTTTGCTATTCCAACCCCTAAATCAGGTTCCAATGAAGAAGTAAGAACACTGTTTGCATTCCAACTAGTTGGGTCATTTACATCAGCATGAAAGATTTGATTAGTGGAACCCTTCATTACACAAATAAATCCATCTATATTTACTATACCCGATACTAATCCAGTTGGTATATCAGCGTCAGTCATTTTTGTCATTGTATTATCTGCTGCAACAGTCCATATTTTATCAGCTACTCTAAATACAAGTCTTGGTGTTCCCCCTCTAACCTCAGTTACGTCAACTCTGCCAGTAGTATCATCCAATGTGCCACTTAATGCTGACCCATCTTTGAATATTTTATTTCCAACAGCAGCATAAATACTACCATTCTGAGTCCAACCATATAATGCTCTACCAGCAGCAGTAGCTGTGGTAAGAGAATCTGAAAATCCTGGTCGTTTTATTACTGAAGTAAATGGAGTATCTGCAGGACCAGCTATTACTTCAGGATAACAATTCTTAAACCACTGATCCTCTGTTGTACTAAATTGCCTTTGTTGTGGCAAAGCAAATAAAGGTACTCGTACTGAATCCATAAAATTTACCTACGGTATGTTCCTTGTCTATCAGCGGGAAGTAAAAATAATGATTCTTTCTCCGTTGACCAATCATCACATTGTTGCTTTAATGAAGAAGATATTGCAATTAGTTCCTGATATTTAGTAGCAGTTACTCCATATTTAGGAGATATAATAACTGCTAATCCCCAACACAATGGTAAATACCATTCTTGAGGAAAGTCAGGTTCACTCTCGTTAGTTACACCATCAAAATCTTCATACGCTCTTGTAACATACAAATGTATTCTATCGTTTGTATGTGAATCATCAGGCACAGGCCAAACATTCATATTGGCTGTAGTTACCTGAGGATCAAAATATAATTGGTTTATTTTACCACTTTCGGTTTTCTTACTTAGGTCAACATACTCTTGTCTTGATATTATAGTAATAGGTACATCAGTATCCTCAGTACTACGAACCCAAGCATTATTAATATTTAAAATCTTTTGCGTAAATGCATTTGTATACGTATATACTCTGTCATTATCAGATGCATCGTCATCTATTGCATCTGCAATAGTTAATGTTGTAGCAGAACCTACAGCAGTGATAGTACTAAAATGTATTCCCGAAGAATCAGTTACTACACCTATTATATCTCCAACAGCCATACCAGTAGTATCGTCTACCGTTAAAGAAGTTGCTGAAGATGAAACACTACCATTTAATTTAGTAGTAATAACTTCAGACTCCTTAGCCATGTTATCTACTGAAGAACCACCAAACGTATATTGTCTTTGTCCTTTGATTGGAAACAGGACTATTTCCTGATTGACAAATAGATTCATTCCCTCTGCCATCCAGAACTTAATCATCATATTAAGAGATCTAGCACAATCAGATTTTTGGTTAGTGCTTGGAGTTTCTCCTTCACCAATAACACCAATAAGCTGAAGAGCTTCGGTAATTATATTATCTCTTGTTATTGAAAAATCAACTGATCCACTTGTAGCCATTATTCTTCCTTTATATCGTTTCCGTTTAATGATGATTTATGGTAATTTTGTACCGTAAAATCACTTACATCATCAGCATAATCTATAATCTCACTATGTTTTACTCTAATAAAAGTATATGCGCTATACCAATTCTTTTTATTAAAATACCACAATGCTACATTGTATGTAAGTAAAACCAAGAAGGGAGACATCACAGCGTCAAACACTACCATTGATGTACCATCTTCAATAAAAATATACGGCTCTAACACAGCTTGTAATAGTATTTGAGTTAGCGCAGCTAATGGACTTGATATTACACAAGCCATTAAAAAAGTCCTTTTTATACTCCAAGGAGGATTACCTTCTTGTCTATTTATACGACGAAGTAATACATTAATCCATAATCCAATTACCGTACTAAAAAGTAGTGGTAAGAATAATAGAAATAAATCTGCGTACCAAGGTATATTAACCATTTAAGGTTTATCAGGCCACGTTATGTTATCTACGTCACTCTGAGTAGGTAAATCTCTTAATGCTTTACGATAGGCAGTTTGTGCGTCAGACATAGTTAAATCGGAACTAGCCCACCAATCTGTTTCTCGTAATCGGTCATCACGCCTTAATCTTATTTTTCTCCACTTCTCTTCTGTTGATTCTAAAACTATATTATTTTTTTCTGCTTGAGTAAAAGCTCGTTCTATTACTTCACCAGTTTGTACATTTACTTCAATTACGTCAGCCATTTTATTTTCCTCTTAACTGAATGATAATGCAATAGAACCAGCATCAAAGGTATCTGTACCACCAGTAGTATCTGAGATTTGAACTCTCTCCAATACACCTGCAAGACTTTTTGCACCTGCGTTGAATTGCATCTGAGGAGTACCATTATCGCTAGTAACTCCAGACGCAATCCAAGTATTATTAGTTACATCCTTTAAGCGAAGATGAATAATACCATCTCTTGTATCTCCTGCCGCTACTGAGTAGGTCATAATAAAACCCGCAGTACTTGTGTCCATATTAGCACCATTACCTGACCTTGATACATATCCACTAGTTTCTACACCCCCTGACGGTCCGATGCGTACTATCCATTCTCTAGTACCATTTGCTGATAATCCCTCAAATAAAACATCAACACACGTAACACCAGGAGGTATTCCTGTTGCTGCTACCGTTGTTGCACCAGTAGTTACTTCTGCACCTACAGTTGTGCCAAGTCTATGCTTAACACCTGTATCATCTGTATGATATAAAGAACTTGGGGCATCTGACTTAACCCAGATTTGCGAACTTCCAGCGATATCCGTAACATCATCACCTGCCTCTACAATAAAGACACCTGTGTTTGTAATTTTAGCCATTACAATTTACCTCTTTCAGTTGCAATTTTTGCTTCCTGTGCCTCTAACCAACCATCATCGGTGCCTAAAACAGCATCGCGTAACCTTCTTTGAGTAACAGCATACTCTAGTTCCCTTATCTTCATCTTGGCAAGTCTTTTATCTTTACCATCTTCCCAAGCCTGTTCTTCTAAATCTCTAGCAGCTTCTTGTTCTGGAGTAAATTTAATTTTTCCATCTTTAGTCTGTCTATAACGTGTCATAAATTTCTCCTATGTGTACCCATAAAGTCTGTGGTTACAATCTGCAATATTTCCAGATTCAAATATTAATTGAATATGTGTTACGTCATCAGTACCAAGATTATAATGTCCCGAATAAGCTCCCCATACTCTAACACCTGAGTCTAATGTAAATGTACCGATTGATGTAATATTGAAAAATTGCCCAGCATCACGAGGATTGAAGATAGAAATTCTTGCATTATTTGTCTCGTTAGTAGCGTTTCCTAAAGTATTATCTGCGAATATTGACATACCTGTATGACCAGGATCACCATGTTGGTTTGTTCCACTACCTGACATATTAGAGTAAGCACCACCCCATTCGTAATCATTAGTCCCTGATTTAAAAGTGCTTCCTCCATCGATAGAAACTCTCAAAGCTAATACTGCTCCATCTGTAGCAGGGGTAAGTGAATCTATCCATAAATCCCAGTGAGTAAAAACACTACTAGAAATATCAAGGTCAAGTGATGCAACGCCTGCGGAAGTACCTGATGCTACAAGTTGAACTGCTTCTAAC